CTTGTAATAAATTATAGGGTGATGGTCTATCAGGTAACTTACCTGGAAACCAAGACCTAGTTCCATCCTTTTTAACAATACCCCTTCTTGGCATCTTACATTTATCTTCAATGATAACTTTATCCCCTTTTAAATCTATGTAACCATGAACAGGAATATTGATACCATCAAACCATTTAAAGGCTTCTATCTCTGGCTTACAAGATTCATAACCTGGTATTGTTTGATGAGCCTTATGACAATTAGCAATCATAGCTGGTACTATACTTTTATAGTAACTTAACTTTTCTTGGTCATCAGGTGTAAGTGCAACTAATTTATCTAGCTTCTCTTTAACAGGAACAAACATTATTTACTATCCTGTAGTTTTTCTAATTCAATTTTAAAAGCATTATTAAATTCATCAGATAATATTTCTGGTTCTTGAAAATCATCTAAAAAATAACTTAATGGTTTATTTAAAAATTTACTAATTTTAACAAGATTAATTAAAGGTATTCGGTTCTCACCCTTTTCATATTTTCCTACTTGTTGAAAGGTAGATTTAAGAACTTGTGCCACTCTAGTTTGAGTTACTAAAGTTTCTTTACCAGTAAACTCATTGACTTTAGTTTTTCTAGCTGCTCTTAATTTCTTACCTAAATCAATATAAAATTGATTATCTTCATCAAAGTTCTTCTTAGCTTTATGTGATAGTTTCATTTTCTTTCTTTCCTTTTTAATTTAGCGACAAGTAGCCTTAAAGTTTTTTACAACTTTTAATATATTAAGAACTAGATTTCTAATTCTTTATATTTAATAACAGCATCAGAGTTTTGATTGGCAACAATTCTTCTTACCAATTGTTTATACTCCAAATAGTCATTATAAGTATGCACACACATTCTGCTATCTAACGATTTCATAATCTTTTTATGAATGTTATTCAGCTTCTGGTACAATCTTACTGTACTGTTTAGACTCATTGTCATGCTCCTCACCAACCATTTTAACATTTGCCTTAATAAGTTTGTTGTTGGTGATATTTACTTTCGCAAACTCACTAGGCATTTTTTGATTATGTGCTTTTTCAGTTGCTTCTTCAACAGTTGCACCATCAAAAATTTCTTCAAAATCAGCTTCTAATTCTAAACTTGATGTCTTTAAAACTTTAACCATTTAAAATTACATTTCTACTATAACCAGAGTAATCTCTTTTGAGATCATTTCTTTGTTCTAGCTTTTCAATTAGAACACTAACTGAATTTTTACTCTTATAACCCATCTCATTAGCCATTTCTAAAAATGTCGGCATATATCCATGTTTTGTACTATAATTTTTTAAGTATTGCAATAGCTTCAACATTTTGGGTGTCATTGGTCGTTTACCTCTTTGTTTTGTTTTCATTTACAACTAACCTCCTTAACAACTCTGTATAGCCATTGATGTCGTCAAAGCTATCTTTTTTGTAGTCTTTTGATTGCATAATTCTCCAACATTTTAAAAAAATCATAAATAAACCAAAGAACTTTAAAGGTACTTTAACTGGTTTATTATTATGAACTGATAAATATTTCTCCATCATTCCACCCATGACAAAAGCAGTATGGTCAAAATGTCCATAATCTCCTTCTTTTTCATGTAATAACTTTTCTAAATTATTTATAAACTTTATATTATCTGACATAATTCCCTTTACTATCTTTGCAATAATGAGCTATTACATTTTTATTTTTATATTTAGTTAGCATCCAAACTTGTCCATTTCCCTCTTTATAATTTAGGTTCTCAATATATTTAACACTTTCGTTATACATTTTTTCACAAGTGATAGGTTGATCTGAATAATTAAAAGGTATCTTTTGATAACTCAAATTCCCATCACTTGCATATATAACTAAAATTAAAAAAACTACTTTCAATTAGAAAGGAATTTCTTTGCTTTGAGGTTTAGCTTGTTTAGGTCTAGGATCATTTTTATAACCAGATAAAATATTACCTGATTCGTTTATCCAACCGATTAAACCTTTATGTCCACCAGCTTCAGAGTAATTCATTTCGCCAGTAAACTTGTCATCACCTTTGAATAAAACTCCTACCTGAGCAAACACCTTAACAAACTTAGTGTTACCATCTTTTGATGAACCTTTGACACCAAGTATTGTTCCTTTGTTGCCATTATCTAAATTTACATTTCCTGAGAAATCAATTTTGATGGCTTTTTCGTTGTTGGCATCATAAGGAAATAGAACCCAATCCTTTTGCTTACCACTACCATTGTCTGACATTTTGTCCTCCATTTTTTTTTATTGATTGTTGTTGTGATTCAAAATCTTTTTCTATTGAATCATTTTCTTTTTTCCAATCGGAATACAAAGCGGTCAACTTGGTTTCTGTTGTTTGCTTTTTAATTGTATCTTTAATTGAAACTTGTTGAGTAGATCCCTTTTGATTGTTTAAGGCATTTACTAATTCTTCTGCACTAGCATACTCTGAACCTGATAATCCAAATGCTGCTAAACATCTTCCTAAAGATGAACTACTACAATTTTCCATAGCACTTGTTTTATTTATAAAGTTAGCATTTCTATGTTCTTCTGCATGACCAACAGCATAAATAGTATCAGAAATATATAATTCGGTTTTAACGACAACTCTGTCATTATCATGGAATAATATTTCTTCATTAAATCTAGCTTCTGGAAAGTATTGTAAAAGATGTCTATGTCTTTCATTAACTGTAGAATATTTTTTACCTTTAATATTAACAGTTGGAATTTTATTGGCACTTGTTAAACATTCCTTTCTTCTTTCCTTAAAACCGCCTTTACTTTTTTCTTCTGTTGCTGCTACTGTTTTCTTGATTGTCATTTTTTCCTTTCATTTGTTATTAATTTTAGACTCCACACATTCCTTCACACTCATTATTAAACATATCTAATTGGTTTTCATCTGGATTAAAATCAACCTCATCTAAAGGTTTACATGATCTATGAGTATAATTTTTCATATTAGAATCTTTACTTATAGTTCTAATTTCTTTATCTAATTCTACAGCATCAGCAAATTCTTCTGGTCTTTTAGTTTTCATAAAATGCCAATACTTATCGTCATGGAATGGACAAACTATACAAGCTGATTTTTCTGGTAGTGGTATTTTTTTTTTATTTAAATAATTAATGCAATCTTGTCTTGACATATTCATTTCTATTAATGGGTGTCTGTTAAGTATGTAAGGATCTCTAGCTGGTTTCATTCTTTGAATTTCATCTTTAGAAATACCGATCCATTGTTCAACATACTTATCTTTAGGAAAATGTTTTCCAAATTCTATACCACAAAGTTCTCTAATCTTTTTTTTAATTGGCATTATTTTATAATCGGCGGTGCATTGCCTACGAATCATACCTTTTTTTCCTGTAATAGTTTCTTGAGTAAAAAATGGTGCTACAACAAAATTTGTTGTTCCTCTTGCAGCTATCATATCATCTCTAATATTTCCTTTTGAAACAGTATAGATTGGATAAGGTAAAACTTTCTTTAAAAATTCTAAATATCTATAAACAGCTTTAGGTTCATAACCAGTATCTGCAAAGATCGCACAATCAACTTTAGGCAATACACCCTCAGCAGCCATTAAAGCCATTGTAGAACTTTGAACACCAGCTCCTAAACTAATTACTACTAATGCTTTTTTTCTATTTTCTTCAATCATTTATTTTTAGTTTTTAGTTTTTGGTTTTCTTTGATTTGGTCAACATCTTTCTGAGCTTTTAATTCTAAATAGCTTTTATTCTTAGCAATCATATTTTCTTTAAGTTCTAATAAATCTATTTTCTTTTTAAGCTGCGATATTTCTTCATCTCTTAAATGGAGTTGCTCAATATGTTTCTTTTCATTATGCTCATAAGCTCTAATTTTAGTTTGCATTTTTGCAAGTTCCATCATTACCTGGTCTGTCATTTTTTCCCTTTCATTACTTCTTCAAATGTTAATTTATGAACAATTAAATCTTGTACTGCTTGACCAACTATAGCTCCTATGTCCATGTTAAGATTACCAAATAAAGATTTTCTTTGTTCTGCTGTTAAGACGATATAATCATTAAACCAAATATCCATACTCTTAGATAATTGGCTTGGACTTAAATGATCTGCTGTAAAAGCTCCACCTTCTTCTTTTTTTGTCCACTCTTTCCCAATTGTTTTCATAGATTCCTTTTATTAATTAATACAAAAATAGTCAATAAATTATACAAATTATATTCAATTTGAGAGTTCATTATCAAATATTATTGTAGCATTAAAACTAAATGAGATTCTTTCCTTATCTTCATCATCAGTATTATATGGGTAAACTACATGAGATAATGAGTTTGGGAATAATATCCAATCCCTAACCTCTGGCATAACTCTATAAGAATTATTATTAAACATATTTTCTGATCCTTCTATAAACTCTGTCTGACCTGAGAAATCATTATGTTCTTTTGCGTTAGTTGTTGAAATCATTTTAGGTATTTGTAAATAACCAACGCAGCTTAAATGATAATTACCATGCACATATTCAGTATGAGTATGAGTAGGTTGAAAATCGCCAGGTTTACTAATTACATACCAAGCTGAATTAATTAGAATAGATTTAATTTTATGGTCTATATGATTTTTGACATAAGTATTAATAATTGGATCAAAAAACTTTTGTTTCCATTTAAGCATAATCTCTGGTGATATTAGGTACTCTGAATCTACATGACCGACCAACTTTTTAGACCAATCATGGTTCTTTTGTTTCTCTTTATCTTCTCTTATTTGTTTTAAATCATCTTGAAAGTCTTTCATTAATCCTAATGGCATAACCGCTTTAGCAACTGTTGAACCAAAAGGTTTAAATAATTTAAAATTGATCTTGTCTGACATTTTCCTCCATATTGGTTAGTTCTTTTATTAAAATTTTATAAGCTGGTGGTCTATTAGGATAACCAAAATCTGTTAATC